GATGAAGATTGCGAAGCTTGTGGCTCATGAGTAGTATAGAAAACAAAGTGTGCATTAAGATACTTGATAGAGCTGAGGTCGGCAAAAAAAAGTATGGCACAACTATGGATAGAAAAGACTTGACAGAGTTGGAATGGCTAAAACATGCACAGGAGGAGGCAATGGATTTAGCAGTCTATTTAGAGAAGTTAATACAACTTAAGTTAATAAAATGAACGTATTAAATAAATTGTTTATATTTGTAATTCCTAACAATAATTGTCTTGTCATCAGTTGTTTTGTGTGGAGTTGTTAGGTAACACTAGCAGCTCCATTTTTTTTATTTAAAAAGTTATGAGAGGAATAATCAATCAAGTAATACTCAGAGGAATCAAAGCAAACGATTCTCAACGGAAGATAAAGCAAACACTAAAGAAGCTGCACAACATTACTATTGCATCTGAGGTGTTTAAAACTAGGTACAATGCCATTAAATCAAGAATTAGCCAAGTACTACCCGAAGTTACTAAAGCTAGCAGAAAAGATAACAAAAGGTAATAAGGTTGATGCACAGGATTTGGTGCAAGACTTATATGTTATCATTTTAGAGTACGATCAGGAGAAGATTAAAAAGATAGTCGAAAACGGACATCTTGTGTTTTGGTCTGCAAGGGTTTTGATGAATCAGTATGTAAGGACAAACTCAGCATTTAAAACAAAATACTACACTAAGCTAAGAACGGAGAACTACGATGTTAAGAACTTCCAATACTTTGATGGTATTGAGGAGCTTGTAGAGTTCGAGAACAAGTTGCAGTTTGTTAAGGATAAGATGAACAACCTGCATGAGTACGACAAGCTCTTGTTTGAGATTTACTTTAGTTCTGGAAAGAGCATTCGCAAATTAGCAAAGGATACAGGCATAAGTACAACATCGATTTATACTACACTTAAGAACGTAAAACAATACCTGAAAGATGAAGTTGAGAGCGAGTACAAAGAATTTGAACGATAGACTTGCAATCTGTAATAAGTGCAAGCATTTTAGAAAGTCAGTAAACCAATGCAAGAAGTGTGGTTGCTTTATGCAGATAAAAGCAAGAATAGCATTTACTAAATGCCCAATTGATAAATGGGATAGAGAAACTGATATTACTAAAGACCAACTCTCAATACTTAAAAGAGTGTTTGAGGAGATAGAGGGCGATAGAGTAACGCATGACCAAAACAGGAACTTAACCAACATCTACAATGACATCTTTGGAATGAATAAGAAAGTTACAGGTTGTGCAAGTTGTGTAAAGCAAACAGTAAACGATTTAAAAGAAGTATATGAAGCCTATAAAGATTGAGAGCAGAAAGATATTTACTTTAGAGTTTGCTGAGTATAACCCTAGAACAATATCTAAAAAGCAGTTTAAAGATTTAAAGAAGTCAATAACTGAGTTTGGTATTGTTGCACCTATTGTAGTAAACATAAACAAGGACAGAGAGAACGTAATTGTTGGAGGACATCAAAGAGTTAGAGCTTTGCAAGATTTAGGTCATGAGAGCGTTCTTTGTGCTTTGGTTGATTTGCCATTGCAGGAGGAGATGAAACTCAATTTAAGACTAAACAAGAACGGAGGTAAGTTTGACGATGACATGCTGATTAATTACTTTGATGAAGAGGTGTTGTTTGAGGTTGGATTTACTGCAAACGATTTAGATATAAACATAGACAAATACGAGGACAATCAATTACAGGAAGCTACTAAAGATGTATGCGAATGTTGTGGAGCTAAGATATGAGATGTACTAATTGCGAAAATAACCTATGTATAGGTGGGGAACATACATTTGAAGAGCATGGCTTTGATGGTGTTGGTATTGTAGTGAATGCTACTTGTGAAAATGAAGATTGCGAAGTTTCTAGTTTATTAATAAATATTGAAACTAAATAATGACGAAACATTTAAAAATATACTTGGAATACTTTGGCTTTGATGTAAGCGATTACATTCAATGTGAGGTGTGCTTTTCTCCTGCTGATGATATACATCACATAGATGCTAGAGGCATGGGAGGAAGCAAGACAAAAGACTACATTGAGAACCTGCAAGCAGTATGCAGACCATGCCATATAAGGTACGGAGATAAGACAAAATACAAGGAACAATTAAAGGAGATACACCTTAATTACATGAAACGTTATGGAACAAATAGGAACACAAGAGGCTAAAAAGCGAATGCTCAAAGCGTTAAGCAGTTCATTGGGAATTGTTACTACTGCATTGAAAGCTGCTGATGTTGGAAGAACTACATATTACAGGTGGCTTAAAGAAGATGAGGAGTTTGCAAAGCAAGTAAAAGAGGTTGAGTCAATAGAGCATGATTTTATAAGGTCTAAATATTACGAGTGCATCAAAGACAAAGTGCCTAGCGTTGTAATACATGCAGCAAAAACTCAGTTAGGTTTAAATGAGAGGCAGCTTATTGATGTAACTACACAAGGCGAGAAGATTAACAAAATAGAGATAGAGATTGTCAAGTCTAAAGATAAAGACGAGTAACGTATTTGAGCGTAATTACAATGCACCTACAAAAATTGTAGTGAATCAAGGAGGTACTAGATCTGGAAAGACTTACTCTCTTTGTCAGCTTCTTATTGTCAAAGCATTCGAGAATACCGGCAAGAGATTTAGCATTGTTAGAAAGTCATTGCCTAGTCTTAAGCTCTCAGTCATGAAAGACTTTTTTGAGATACTGAGCAACTTAGATTTATACAACGAAACACATCACAACAAGTCTGACCATACCTATACATTAAATGGTAACACATTTGAGTTTATATCTCTTGACCAACCACAAAAGAAAAGAGGTACAAAAAGAAACTACCTGTTTTGTAATGAAGCAAACGAATTAACATGGGAGGATTTCTTTCAGCTAATCATTAGAACTGAGGAGAAGATTTACATCGATTACAATCCCTCAGATACACACCATTGGATATATGATAAGGTACTAAGCAGAGATGACTGTACGTTCATTAAATCAACGTATTTAGACAATCCATTTTTAGCTGATGAATTAGTTAACGAGATTGAAAGACTAAAGCATACCGATGAAGAGTATTGGAAGATATACGGATTGGGAGAGCGAGGGTTTAGTAAGTCGATTATATTTAACAAGGTGCAGATTGTTGGAACGATTCCAGAACATGCTAAAGAGATTGCAATAGGCTTAGATTTTGGCTATACGAATGACCCTACTGCATTGATAGAAGTTTACGAGTATGAGGGTGCTTTAATATTTAACGAGCTGATATATGAACGAGGTCTCACTAACCAAGACATTGCTAAGTCTTTACACAATTTCGGGATTGATAGACGAAGAGCTATTTATGGAGATTCTGCTGAGCCTAAATCTATCGAGGAAATATATAGACTAGGGTTCAATATAAAGCCTGCATCTAAAGGTAAGGATAGTATCAACATAGGGATTGATTTACTTAAACGATACGAGCTTAAAGTAACAAGCAAGAGTACAAACCTTATCAATGAGTTTAATAGCTACAAATGGCAGGAGGATAAGAATGGTTACCTGCTGAACAAACCGATTGATAACTACAACCATGCTATTGATGCAATCAGGTACGCAGTTATCATGACAAAGTCAAGACCAAACATCGGTCGATATTCTATTAAGTAAAAATATTTTAAGATTTATTTGTAAATAGTTTGGTATTATTAAAAATTGTTTTATATTTGTCAAAGACAAAACAACTAAAAAACAACATTATGTATCAAGTAACACTAATATCAAAAGGAATTAAAGTAACAAAGATTTGTAAATCTCAAAAAGAAGTTAATACATTTCATAGAGATATGCCTTGCAAATATGGTTTATTATTTCAAACTAAAATACCATATGCAATACAAGTAAAGGAGTTGTAAAATACTCCTTTTATTCTTAACGAACCCTTGCTTAACGGCAGGGGTTTTTTTATTTTTATACAATAACAACTTAAATCTATTTAATAGTATGAAAGTTATATTGCCACAAGACTTAAACGAAATTACTCTAAAGCAGATGATAAAACTAGCTGATATTGAAAAGCTAGAGATTGACGAAGTAGAGAAAGCCAAAGAAGTAATCAAGCTCCTAGTTGATAAGGTAGACGATTCTAATATCAATAGAATTAAGGTCCTCGATTTA